GGATTATCTTGGTGCGGCCTGACTAGGTGCAGGGCGCAAAGATGGGACGAACAATTTTTGATCCTCTCATGAGCATCTTCCCAGCCTACGCATTGCTCACACATGGACCGGATTAAAAGCTTTTTACTTTTTGTCCCGGTTAGTGCTTTCGTTAGCCTTCCTATATAGCGCGGCGGTACTCTGGTTAAGGCCAGATACTTATTCTCTGGAAGTCTCTCCTTTAGTGCTATCATTCTATCAGCCTGGTTTTTTTCTGCTATCTGCCGAGATAAGACCGGATCAATTTTCTGCAAAACCATAACTTCAATCCTTTATAAATTAGTATGTTGAAAACTCTTATTGTTTGTTTTGAATAAAAAGTAAACAGGAAAGTGCTGCCTACTAATTCCTTGACGACATGTTTCAAAAAAGAGACACTTGGAAAAATCAACTTGACTTCCCCAAAGGACCGCATGGAAATCTCGCACGTCGATATCGACATCCTAATTACTGATCCCGATAATGCTCGCAAGCACGACGAAAAAAATATCAAAGCAATCATCGGCTCACTAAAAAAGTTTGATCAAGTTGAGCCTCTCGTAGTTCGGCGTCAAAATAATGTTGTGATCGGCGGCAACGGCAGACTTGAAGCTATGAAGAAAATGGGTATGTCAGAAGTTAGTGTCCACTACGTTGACCTTGATGATCAAAAAGCTAAGGCGCTCGCACTCGCACTAAACCGCACAAGTGAACTCGCAACATGGGACGACGACATCCTCGGCAAAGCTTTGCAGACTTTACAAGAAGATGGTTTTGACATTGCCGATATCGGGTTCGATGTTGGCGACTGGGACACACCTGAAAAAGAAGGGCTGAGCGATCCCGATGAGATACCAGAGGTAGCGCAAAACGTGCGCGGTGTACTTCGAGGGCAGATATGGAGGCTCGGTGAGCACCGGATGATGTGCGGGGATAGCACTAGCAAGGAAGATGTTGAGAGGCTGATGAATGGTGAGAAGGCTGATATGGTTTTCACTGATCCGCCGTATGGGATAAATGCTCCATGTGATCGCGTGGAGCATCGCGAGACATTTAAGAAACAGGGAATAGCTAAGAACCATAAGTACAGGCAGATTGAGGGCGATCAGACAACAGAGGTCGCTAATAAGGCGATAGAACTAATGGACGCCGACTGTCTTATTTTATGGGGTGGTAATTACTACGATTTGCCTCCTTCTCCTTGCTGGATTGTCTGGGACAAAAGAGTTGAAGAAAATCAATCTGATTTGAACAGCGATTGTGAATTGGCCTGGGTGAAACACAAACACAAGGCTAGTGTGCGAATTTTTCGACACCTTTGGAAAGGTATGATAAGGGCAAGTGAGAAGTCGGAGGCTCGTGTTCACCCTACACAAAAACCAATAGCCTTGGCTGAATGGTGTTTTGAAAATTACGGCAATCCCAAGTCAGTCGTCGATCTTTTCCTCGGTTCCGGCTCAACACTAATCGCTTGCGAAAAGACAAACCGCAAGTGCTACGGTTTAGAAATCGATCCTCATTACTGTTCTGTTATCATTGAACGGTGGGAGAAATTCAGCGGGAAGATCGCAACACTAGCTGCAAAGAAGTAACAGTGTGACCGAAAGACCACAAAATAAAAACCTAAAGCACTTTAAACCCGGCCAGTCAGGTAACATTTCGGGAAGAAAAAAAGGTTTGCTTTCAAAAAGCGAAGTAGAAGATTTAGTCTCGCGCTGTTTTAATATGACTAAAGTAGAACTAAAAGAACTTATAGATAATCCCAAGAGCAAGATGATTGAGCTACACGTAGCGTCTATTATCGCTAACGGTATGAAAAAGGGCGAGCTATATAGCTTCGACGGATTACTAAATAGAGTGATCGGAAAAGTTAAAGATGAGATCGCAGTCGAGAACGCTCATTTTAGTTTGAACTACAAACTAGAAAAGAAATCCGATGATCAAGAGTGATAGGATTATCGAGCTACTAAAAGAAAATAAACTCTCAAGTAGATTGATCGCGAGACAAACAAATAGTTCTGTTCAGTTGGTTCGTAAGTTAAAGAAAGAAATAAATAAGCCTGTTTTACCCGCGAAATACGCACTTAATTTAGTAATTAGAAATCACATCATGACAGTGCTGGAATTAAATCTGGGAAACAAAACACATACCGCACGAGACCTAGACATATCTCTAAGAACGCTAAGAACTAAAGTGCAACTCTACCAGAAACAAATTGCTGCCGAGGTTAACGATTGAAAGTAAAGCTTGCTTACAAAGATTCGTACCCTTCGGATATCAAAAAGATTGCATCAACTTAGTTCGCCGCGACTTCGATTACTCAACTGGAAATCTAGAGATACTACTCTCAGGCTCGTATGGATCTGCAAAAAGTATTTTACTCGCGCATCTTGCTGTATCGCATTGTCTCTCTAACAAACGCGCACATGTGGCTATGGTGCGTCGCGCATTACCTGACATCAAGTCAACTATCTTCCGCGAGATACTGGAACATATCGAAGGCGATTCGAGAGAAGAAAATAAAGAAGGACTTGGTTACTTCTTAAAAGAAGGACGCGACTACAGCGCTAACCATACCAACGCGACGATTCAGTTTAGTAATGGCTCGGAGATATCGTCGATCTACTGGGCAGATAAAAGATATAAACGCTCAAGGTCTAAATCCTTTTCGATGATTCTTATTGAGGAAGGAACAGAAAATAATCAAGATGACAAGGAAGGGTTTGAAGAAATCAAAGCGCGGTTACGCCGAGTAAAAGGCGTATATGAAAACGTTTTGATAGTAGCTACTAACCCAGACTCACCCGCGCATTGGCTATATGATTACTTCATTCAGCCAAACATTCACGTCCAACATCCAACCAGATACGTGTTTTATTCCCGCACCGAGGATAACCCCTATCTCGATACGATGTACATCAAGGGACTTCGTACCAACATGGACGCGAGGCGGGCGCGCCGCTACCTAGACGGTGAATGGATTGAGATCGGCAAAGATCAAATCTATTACGCTTACAGCACTGATAACTTCGTACCCGAAACTTACGAGTTTGATAAAGATTTCCCTATTCATATTTCTTGGGACTTTAACATTGGGGTAGGCAAACCCTTATCTGCTGTTCTATTTCAGTACATCGACGATACATTTCATTTCGGACGCGAGATAGTAATCGAGGGTATGAGGACCGCCGATAGCCTAGATGAAATGGCTAACCGTGGCTTATTAGATATGGAGTGCCCTTACTTCGTAGTGAACGGCGATGCCTCGGGTAAGCATAGGGATACGAGAAACAGAAGAGACGACTACGAGATCATCGTGGACTTCTTATCTAACTACAAAACCGAAGCGGGCAAGGCACTCAAGTTTAAAAAGGTAGTGCCGTTATCTAACCCAACACTCAGGCTAAGGCATAACAAAGTAAACGCCTACTGTAAAAACGCTGAAAACAATGTCCGTCTACTGGTCTACAAAGACTGCCCAACACTCGACAAAGGTTTCCGGCTTGTGGAGTTACTGAAGAAAGCTTACTATTCTGAAGACGACTCTAAAGACTATCAACACATAACAACGGCAGCAGGCTACGGCATTTATGCCGCAACTGTTCTGATGGCTGACCGTAATCAGCGAACAATTCAGCTTTAGGATTTAAAATGGATATTGCTAGCCTAGTCGGCGAAGTGAAAAAATACGATGACTACCTACATCACAACTACGAGTTATATAATATTTATAATGGTTCTCTGCTCCCATATGTGGAAGCCGAGTTAGCTAGGCAGTTATCGCCTCAGAGCTATGAGCAAGCACAGTTTAGAATCCCGCCGATCAACATGCTCAAACGAATCATGGATAAGCTATCTAAGGTTTACGCAAACCCGCCGCAACGGATAGTGGAAGGCAGCGATTCAGAAAAAGAATTATTCGATTGGTACTCAAAGAGTTTTAAGATCGATCAAAACATGGGTATGGCTAACGCCTACTTCAATCTAACTAAGCGCGCACTACTGGAACCATACCTATACAAACCTGATGCAATGAAGCCTGGTATCCCTAAGCTAAGAATCATCCCTTCTCACAGGGTTTTAGTTATCTCTCACGATAAATCTGATCCGACAATTCCCTCGGTAGTAGTTACCTACGAAGGCAAGTACCAGGCAACACCAACCGGCCAAGCTAGGAGATACTTCAAGGCGACCTCAGCAAGTAACTTTATTTATTTCGATGAAGATAAGCGCAACATTACCGCACTATATGCACCTGAAAATAACCAGGATGGTGTTAACTTCTACGGCGCGATCCCATACGTTTATATGAACCGCTCCCCTGATAGCATAATGCCTACTCAGGACACTGATACTAAGCGTATGGCAATCTTAATTCCTACCCTGTTAGCTGATACAAATTACGCGAGCATGTTCCAAGCCTTCTCGATTCTTTACGGTATCGATGTCTCGGATCAAGGTCTGAAGATGGCACCGAACGCTTTCTGGACTTTCAAATCTGAAATGGGAATAGAATCTAAACCGCAAATCGGTTCGATCAAACCTGAAATGGATGTCGACGGTTCCCTAAACCTAATCGCTTCGCAGCTTGCTTTCTGGCTTAACTCACGCGGGGTACGTCCGGGATCAATCGGTGATATCAACGGGACAAACTTCTCATCTGGTATTTCAAAGATGATCGATGAGGCAGATACCGCCGATGACCGCAAAGAGCAAGTGCCTTACTTCAAACATGCTGAGGAAGAACTATGGGACTTAGTACTGCACAAAATGCATCCTATCTGGTCAAATCTTGGACTGATAGAAAACCGCACGTTCTACCGTCCGACCTCAACTGTAACGGTTAAATTTCCTGAACAGCTATCGATGCAAAAACGAAGTGAGCTAGTAAAAGAATCGATCGAGGAACTTAAGGCTGGTCTCACTACCAAAAAGATTGTGCTTAAAAAGCTTAACCCAGAAATGACTGACGAAGATATTGATCAGCTACTTAGCGAGATCGACA